TTGTTATGTAATTGTGGGGTCTTAATTGATTCTAAATCTAATTCAGTATCATTAATTTTTATATCTTTATCAGCTAATTCTTGTAATTCCTCTAGGGTCATAATATCTCCAATTTTTTATTATATAGCTATTATATCAAATATATTTTAAAAGTCAATAATCTATGATGTTGTTTCTGTAGTTCCTGTGGCTCCAACATTAGCAAACTCATATATCTTATAAGTGAAAGTAATTGTTGCTCTCAAATAATCAATATCTGTGGGTTGTTGATTATAGTCTAAACCAGATAAACTAATAGGAACTAAATCTCTAAATCGTACTTCTAATATAGGATTGTTTTTACTTGATAATATAAAAAGTGTAGCATCCGAATACAATCCTGCGTCATCTTGTACAGGTTTTTGAATCTTACCTAACTCTTTACTTAATCCAACATTGGTTGTTCCTGGTTGATGTCCTGCACCAGCTTGTAATGCTCTAAATTGAGACCAATCTTTTGGGAATCCTAAACCTGTTAACCAACCGTGCAATTCTCTATAGTTTTCTAAATTTTCATCTACAAGAAATTGTAAAGTTAGATTTTCATATTCTAATTTATCCCCTGGCATAGGCATTTGTTTTAAAGGAGTTTCTTGCGTAGCTGTTCCTAAAGTAATACCTGGTATATTTGCAGCTGTACAAAAATACTCAACTTTGGGAAGTTTAACTATTGAGAATTTAAACTGCGTTGGACTTGCATAGTCCATTTTTGTAGGTTGTCTATCTACTGCTTTTAATGTTGTCATACTACTATTTATATTGAATTACACGCTTAAAAAAAGGGCGACCAGTTTCCCAATCGCCCTTTAAATTTGTCTATTATTCAATGAAGAATAATAACTCTTTACATTATGTTAGCAACTTGAACTCGTCTGTAGTATCTATTGCTGTTAGCAGCTGTTAAGCCGTCAGCAGTTATAGAATCTCCAGTACCAGCACCAGCAAAAGGATTAGCAACTAAACCGTATCGTGTTTTGAAGCCAATTTTTGGTTGGAAGCTGTCTTGTCCAACAGCACGAACCATTTGTAATGGAACGTAAGGGCAATAGAATATTCCTGAATCGTAAGGTGAAGCACCTTTGAATCCAACAACATAGTATTGTTTAGTTGGAGAAGCGTTTGCGCCAAGGTTAGCAGAGTATGGGTCAATGTAAACTTTGAATTTACCATTTAACACACCAGCGAAAGTATTACCTGTGTCGTCAACGTTTAAGTTGTTATTTAAAGCAGGCGTATAATCTAATACACCAGCCATTTGCAATGCAGAAGCAACGTCTGAAGAGCAGATAATTATATTACCTTTTCCTCTACGTGTTCTTTGAGCGATTGTGTTTGCGTCACGTTCTACTGCGAACATTAAGCCTTTAAATCTCTCAACAGACCATCTACCATTTGAGTCAGTATCTAAATCAAAGATACCAGCTGTAGTTGTATTGATAGCCGCATTTGAGTTATCATTATCAGCTTGACCGAATTCAGCACCAACATAGATGGATCTTACGACCTCTCTATTGATTTCTGCTAAAATTTCAGCCGACAGAATATTTGATAATTCTGTTTCTGCGTCTAAACCATGGATTGCTTTTAAGTCTTGAGCAAGTTCCATAGTGTATTCAGCTTTCAGAGCTCTTGATTTTGCAGTCACCGTAGATTTCTCAATTGAGAAAGCCATTTCAGCGAATGCATTACCAGTTGCGTCTCCTAAAGCTTCAGCAGCAGCTGTTGTCATTCCAGTACCAGCTGTGTAGGTACCAGGTGAACCATCATTTAATACTCCTGGGTTAGAACCAGCGTGTGCCGTAGCACTATAACCGCCTGTTGCTGAACCAGCAGCGTTTCTTCCTGAAAAATCTGAATCAGCTTCGTCAAACAGAGCTTCTGTTCCTGATTGAGTTGAGTATCTGCTACGCATAGCAAATATTAACCCAGTTGGTCCTGACATTGGTTGCACACCACATACGTCATATGCAATCAAGTTAGGTAGAGCACGTCTAACAAGACTAATTAAAATAGGATTCCAGTTTTGGACATTAGAGCCAGTTTGGTTCGCAGGAGCAGCTTCTGATAAAAAAGCAGCGTCTTCCTTAAGAGCCTTTTCTTGGTTCTCTAACACCATAGCAGTGACCGCACGTTTGTAGCCATCCGTTACTTTTGGTAATTCTGGATGGTCTAAAACTGGCTGCCACTTTTGTTGTATAGCTTCGGATAAATACATATTAATCTCTCCTTAATATTTTCCTAGTTAATTAACTAAAAAAGTACATTTACTTTTTATTGTAAATGTCCAGTTTCTTTTGTTTACTTATAGCAGCGGTATATGCAGCCATTGAT